CGACTGCTCCAAATTGTCAAAATCCCGTTTTTCATTAATCAGCTCTATTTCAAGCGGTTTATGGTATTTTACTAAAGAAGCAAAATACATAGTAGTCACAGGCTGGACGTTACAAATATTAATAAGTTGCCGGTTACAGCCCACCGCATAGATAAGCCCCTCAACGACATCATCTACGTAAGTGAAGCACCGGATATTCTGACCACAATTGTATAAAGACACGTTTTCCTTTTCCATCAGGAACCAGAGAAGAGTTCTTTTTCGCGGATTAGGTCCATATACATTATGCAGCCGGCACCCGGTCGCAGCCTTACAATAGATAGATGCATACTGTTCATCGAAGTACTTGCTTATTCCATACATGGAAGTAGTATTCTCCGGATTCGCAGTTGACGAACTGGCATATACCAACTTCACATGATTTTGATTGCAAGCATCAGCTACTCGCATGAAAGTATCAATGTTATCTTTCCTGATTTGTTCCAGGTTTCCATTAAACACACTTGTTTGCGCTGCCAAATGGAACACGCAATCAATATCTCCATTTTGCAGGAGCTCGCATACTTTCGTAGCTTCAGTGCCACACTTTCGATCAAGTCCTATGACTTCAACACCTCTTTTAGCTAATTCTCGGCAAAGGGCTTTACCAATAAATCCCTCACTGCCGGTCACAATCATTTTTCTCATCATCACAAAAAAATAAAAGTGTATCGAATAAACAATACACCAAAGGTTCAACATAAAAATAATTCATTCAAAAGAGTTAATTTATATCACGTTTATATACTATTTATGATTAATTTTGCACCACAAAAAATGAAATATTATGAGCTTTGAAATACCAATAACACAGCACTTAGAATCCTTTTATGAACATTTACAGTCCAATGACAGAACAATTTTTTCTGCAAAGTTTGGTGATGGGAAAAGTTATTTCCTAAAAGAGTTCAAGGAAAAATACAAAGATGATTATTACTTTATTACACTATACCCTGTAAACTATTCAGTAGCAGAAAATGCAGATATTTTTGAATATATAAAACGAGATATAATTATTCGTCTCGCGGAAGATGACATTTTATACAATATCGACTTTGAAGCACTAGCTGATTCCATATTTAATATGGAAAATCTCATGGAAGTAGTGTCATTTCTTGTCTCTTTTTGCGCCCATAGTACCATTATTCAAAAAATTATAGATAAAACCAAAGGAATCTTCGACAATTATCAAAAGAAAAAAGAAACATATAAAAGTTTTTTGGCTACTTTCACACATCAAAAAGGTGGTTTATATGAATGTGATACATATACCAAAATGATAGAGCAAGCTCTACAGTATATCAACAGAAGCCAAAAGAAAAAAACATTATTAATAATTGAAGATCTAGACAGAATAGATCCGGCACATCTTTTCAGAATATTAAATGTACTAGGTGCACATCTTGATTTCTGTAATCAAAGGGACATCAAACCGAACAAATTCGGTTTTGACAATATTGTTACTGTCTTCGATTATGAAATCACCTCACATTTGTTTCACCATTTTTATGGGAAAGAAGCCAATTATAATGGATATATCAACAAATTTATTACTCACTATCCTTTCTATTACTCAATCAATCAAATTGCTATAGATTATCTATACAATTATATTGAAAAAGAATGCCATTTATCCCCAAAAACGACATCCGAAATACAACTATCACACACAGTAACTGATACTTTGGGAAATAGAATAAAAAAGATGTCAATACGTGATATAAAACAAGTTTTAGATAACATAGAAGAACAAATAATTTGTAATGTTATAAACGCTAATCTTCTTATGAGATTCCATACATTAAATTCTGCAACAAAATTTCTTACTATATTAAAAAGATTAGACATAATTCAAAAGACTAACATAGTTATATACTCGATAAAAAACAGTTCTGAACGTTTAAACTTAATCAACTCCTTTATTTTGCAGAACTTATATCCACAGAACATCGAAACTATAAGCTTTGGATTCGATAATCATTTTAATATTAATATCCAAAAGGACAATAATAATATAATTACAGATATTGAATTTGTTAAAGTATACGGAGAGGTTTACAATGCCCAACAAGTAAACATGGATAAGATTATTGCCCAAGGAGTAAATGAGGCTCTCAAATATATAAAACCATAACCCCCAAAATAGAAGTATCTAAAACAGATACTCCTACAATACTAAAATAAAACTCTATCATTTAACCATATCCCACTCACTATGCATTATCACATACCCGTATTTATTGCAACTGTACAAAAATATAGGGAAAAGAGCGGTTGTATTATCTTCAACAGCTTTCTCTATACTTCCGCATTCAGAACGTTCAATTTCTACTTATTTAATACCAAGATAATCCCAAAAGGAAAGTCTACCTTTTACCTTCTCAATAGGACTTTCAAAAAGTATTGGATTAGCTAATACCCAGTTATAAATAGGATTTTCATAATAGCCTTTACTATCATCGGATTTCTCTGCCCATTTAGAAGGATGATTGATAGAGCATCCAACTATTTCTACACTTCCAATGATAGCAGAATTGACAATGCCCTCTGCACATATTATTTTTCGTTGAAACTCAACAGGCAGGCTATCCCATTGAGCTTTAGTAAATACACTATTAGTATTTCTCGTTTCTACAGGTTTTCCACTCGCATGGATTAACACCCTATGCCCTATGTATTTCTCAGGACACGCCCAAGTACGATTTTCGATATCCTTGATACCATGAACTATCAAAAAAGCCCATGGTTGCTTTATTGTTATTGCTTTCATTGCTAATTTTAAAGTTGGAGTTTTCTATATAATTATTATCTTTGCACCTTGTTAGTAATAACTAACTGAGATATTCTGACCATAACATAGTTTGTTAGGTAGAATCTATCTAGTATTAACCTATAAATAATGCATATTTATGAATAATAAGTATCATTTATTTATTGCCGCCTGCAAAGGAGCTGCTTTACTTGGAGAGTTTATCTACCTACATGGAAGAGGAGAATTCTCTGGTGCTCGCGGTGCGTACAATTACTGTAAACGCACAGGAGATAAAGCAGGTGAGTTAGCTATATATAATTGTGTAGTTAACCGTAAAGGGCAGAAGGTTTACTAACCTATGGACCGGGAAAATTTTCCCGGTCCTTTTTATTCTTAATATTATCATAACTTTCGTATTGTTATTAATCAAAATATCCACTACATTTAAATCCCTTACGAGGAATAAAATCTTTAAATTCACAACTTCTAAAAATCCACTTCTTATCAGCCCATCCGGCTAAATCCTTTTGCCATTGAGGAATAATTTGATGCGGATTATTTAAATCCCGATAAGGCTGACAATACGGTAAGAACCGACCGCCTTTGTTCTTCCAATGATTGACACGCTCAAACGATTCTTTGAAGTCATCGAGCAGGATACAATAAAAGAAGTATTCGCCTTTGTACCCGTATTTATCAATCAAAGCCGTGGCACGCTCACATTCTGCAATCTGTCCCGGTGTATCGCAACCAAACCTTATGCGCTTTATCCACTTCACCTTTGCAAGCAACCGAGCTACATCATCCGTTACTAGCCGAGCGTCTAAGCCTTGATTGAAGTCTACACGTACTCCCATGGTGACAATCTTTTCAATCTGTTGCAAACCGTAGTCGGATGCAAGTATATTATTATCCATGAGAATTATATTTTTACGACCGTTTACGGCTATTTCTTCAATATCTATATAAGGAATAATTTTACCTTCTTTATCGGGAACAATGCACCATTTGCACTTATTCGGACACCCACGAGTGAGAAAACCATAAGCTAAATTCTTATCAACATTATACAGATCGTAATCAGGAATCATTCTATCAATTTCTGGCAAAAGAACCTTTTTTATGTCATACCCTGTACCGCCTTTCTCAACTTGATCGGCATTGATGTAATAGCCGTAATCCGGCGTAAAGCTAAATACTTTTGCTATGTAAACCTTATCATAAGAGCAAAGAGGGTTATACCATTCCACATTGTCACCACGTGCTTTATGATAGCTGCTTATCTTCATAAGCGCGAGATTAGGATAATTACTGTCAACTGCTAATATTCCGATATTCATTACTTTTTTAATTATATAATTCTTACTTTTGCGCTGCACTTCTAGGGTTTCTACTTTCTTTCACTAGAATGGCTATTATCAAGATAAACAGAAGAGGTGGTTAGAAGTCTCCGTGTGGGAGATTTACGCTTTGTCATCAAGATAGGTTAGTTTGCAAACTTATAAAATCCTAACAAATGGAATATATAATACTCCTTTTGATAACAATCGTTGGCGGTGTAGCTGTCCATCAGATCAATAAGATGATAGATAAATATCTTGATTAAACAGCTTTCTGGAAGTTGTGCCTGCTGATTAATAATTAGCAGGCTTTTTTTACGACTATACTTTTACTCATTTCTTTATTTAATTACTCCTTTTCAAACATACTAAAAAACCTATATCCATTCAGGCTTTACCACTTCGTATCTTTCTTTTAAGTACTCATCCGTTCTACCATCCGGGCGTTGTTCTGAATAGATTATTTGCCCCGAATCCCATTCAATATCAGACCATCGGAATCCGTCTTTTAACGGTTCGGGAGTATAATTTCGAAATATCAACATACCGCGTTCAGTACGTTCTATAATACTATCAGCGGTATCATATCCATCAATGCCATCCCACCCCGGTCGATTAGTCGGTCGGTAAATTATGCCATCTTCACGTGTCGGGTCAATGTCTCTGATTACTCCTTCATAACCAGAACAAGTTTCTATGAACTCTGCCCCAACATGAAGCCAGTATGGCAGTGTGAGCATTAGTGCGAGTTGCCGCTCTTTTTCTTCAGCAGCTTTCTGTTTCGCAAGCTGCATTGCTGCCCATCGAGCGCGTATCCTCAACACAGAGGAACTTACTTGCCGAAAAAGACGACAGGTTATTGTTTTGTATGGATCGAAATATATATTTTTCTTGTCACAGAAATATCGTAATCCACCAACAGGTTCAGCATCGTTGCAAAACTCGCAATCAGTGCATGATTTCTTTCTTCTTGTCATATTTAAAACTGTTACATTTCTTTATTTTTATTTACTTAATACCTACTCAATAAGTTGTAAAACATTCGTTTCTTCTCTATGTATTTAAGTCCGTTCCTGCGAAGTCCCCTTTTAGTCCTGGACACAATCATTTGACAACCTCTAACGCCAACATATATGAAACACGAATGATGTCTTTTAGTTTCTTTAAAAGCCCACCAAATCGCTTCACGACAATATCTGTAACTATCATTTTGAACACCTTCATAGCCTTTTCGCATTATGAAATGTCCAATTTCGTTAGCTTCTTCTTCTGAATAGCAAATTGTAAATATATTATTCATATCTGTACAGTTTTAAATTACTTTTTTATTACAACTGCCATAGTACTAACAGTCGTTCCACTTTCCCTGAATTCACCGGCTCCAATTTCAAAAACTTCTCCATGAACTTCTTCCAACCATTCTCGGAACTCAACACATTTCTTTTCAGACGCGAATTTCCAATGCTGACTGGTAATAGCTGCAAGAATTCCACCTTCTTCCAAGCGTTCATACATAAGTCTTACATGGTCAATATCCTGATTACCAGAAAATGGAGGATTAGCAATAATTTTAGTGTAATGTCCTACACTATCTTTCGTAAAATCTTCATCAAGCAATATTACGTTATCAAGTGTATGAAGGAACTCCCTGTTTTCCGGCATCAGTTCATAACATTCAACTGTCACTGACGGGCACGACCGATGAATCGCTTTTATCAGAGCACCACGTCCGGCACTTGGCTCCAACACTGTATCAGCCTCATTTATTCCACCGGCAAGCATTACTAACCAGTCTGCAATATCAGCAGGCGTTTCAAAGAATTGGAAGTCTTTTTGCAAATCGCACCGCTTACCTTCTTTCAAGATGGAGAACACACGTTCTGGATTAAAAGGAAATGTGAACCCCTGTATTTTACCTCCCTGCCATGATCCGCCAGCTTCTTCTATCCATTTCTTTGCTTCAGCATAGGATTTCTTATTAAATTGCACAGCAGGAAGTTTAAGGACGTTGTTTTCGAGGGTACAATGCTTCAGTATTTCTTCCACATTCCATTTCTTACCTTCATCAGCCTGTTTTTTCTTTTCATCAACCGGAGCGTCTGGCGCTAACAGTGAAGATATTTTCGCAATAACCATATTACTCGCATCCATGAAAGTATTAACACAGGAAAGCGCTTCCATAAGAAATTCGGTATCAACATATCCGGCAGCGTCATAAACGTCTATACCTTCAGTCATATTCGACAGTTCATTGAGCTGGGCTACACTACCACGTAACGTTTTTATTAAATTCTCTTTGTTGTTCATCATAACTTTTTTGCAAATAAATTCTTGTTGTATCTACACTACCATGACCGAGGAGGTCTGCTAATTGAATTACATCTTTGGTTTTCTTCAGGAACATTTTGGCAAAGAAGTGTCGGAAGGCATGCGGGTGCATTTTTTTAGAATCAATGCCACAATGGCTCCCCCACACCTTCATGGACTGTGCTAGCCCGCGTTGAGTCATTGGGCCATATCTACCTACAGCAAATAACCCGGTCTTACCATTCTCCTTCACATAAGCCTTCACTTCTTTTTGCAACTGTTTTTGAAAGAAGAAACGACGATACTTGTTACCCTTACCTTTCAAAGTCACTTCACCTGTTATTATATCCTCCCAGGTAAATTGTAGAAATTCCGAAAGACGCGCTCCGGTAGTACCCAAAACTTTGATAAAGAAATAATAGTCTAAATTGGTTTTAGTCTTCAAGTAATTCAACAATCGATCGTATTCATCTACTGTTGGCACATTATTTACATCCAACTTACGTTTTATTTTAGGTCTTTTCAACTCAATAGGCTTCTTCATCCATTTGGAGAACCTTTCGATAGCTGTAATGCGCAAACTTATAGTAGCCGGGGAATACTTTTCTTCCTCAAGCATTTTGATGAATCGTCTGCAATTGTCCATATTAACCTCATTCGCATACTCAAAGTACTTCTTAAGCGAAGTATAATAGACGTCAACTGTATGAGGAGAATAATCATTGCTATCCGTTAACTGAACTATAAACTCACTGATTAAAGCCTTATTTTTTTCAGAAATGGCACTTAACCTTTCTAACGGTTTTACAACTTTCTCTTTACGTTTATAGCCAATACCTAAAAATGATAACAAATCAAGTATAGCATTACACATAAGTGGATGGCGAACCATCATTTCCACATTTTTCTGCTTGTATGCAAGATATCCGCGACGGTTTATACAAATAGCTTCTTCAAGGAAATCATTAACATACTTGATATATTTTCCTATAAAATCGTAGCTTTTACCTGTTGTATACAAGTATGATATATAATCGATTAATATCCGTTTTCGTTGATCATCCATTTTCATTTAATATTAAATCACACCAAGTATTATCATTTTCAAAGAACCACTTAAAACCACTAGCCGTATGTTTTCCGGGCTTTTTATTGCAGATATAACTAATCAAAGACGGGCTGACCCCTGTTGCTCTGCTCGCATCCTGAATAGAAGGAAAAACACCAAACAACTGACGATTCTTTATTGCTACTACACTCTTCCGATTCATGCCAGCACCAGTCTTATGCCATGCTCCACGACCTTTTATTAAATTATTTACACTCCTACGCTTGGCCTTTTTCGAATGGTATTTCATTGATTTTCCTTTATTGTGAGGAACGGCACCTTTTAAAAATCTGCCGTTTACCAAATTTCGGGTAGGGCGTTCTATGGGTATATATAATTCGCTCATATCTTTATTTAGTTTGAGTATTACTTAACATTCTGAATATTCACACTGTACACGGTTGCCTTACTTGGAGACTTTCCACTTTCTCTTTTATACGGACGGGTGAAATCTCTAATGTGATCAAGAACATCGTCAATTTCCGTATCAATAAAATCTTTGCGCTTCACCCATTCCTCACGAGCTGGATGTTCAATATCCACCTCAATTTTTATAGTGATAATTTTCTTCATTATTGATTTTATTTGAGGGTTAATACTTTTTTCCGTGCATCTTTTCACGGAACTCATTATATTTCATCTTCTGTTCGATATGCCAAAACAGGTCTATTTCAAGATGTTCGGCAAGTCCAAAGATTGATACTATCATATCATTCACTGCCGTAGGAAAATCAAATAGTCCGTCATATCTAACAGGAAGGGTGGAAATAGCATATATAGTCTCTGTAAATATCTCGCTGGCACAAGAGTCAGCAAAATCATCTATAACATCTGAATTAATATCCTTCATTGCAGGTTCAAGGCTTATCCCTCGAAGCCCAGCCAAATCAAGTAGGCGAATAACGGCATCAGCTAACTCTTCCTCTATTGCTCCTTTGATTGTTTCATTGTATGCAACTTCGTAACCGCACTCTTTGGGAATGTCAAGGTCTAACCCTTGACAAATACGACTGGTTGAGATTTTCTTCTCGAACCAATCAACATTAGCACGCTTTCCCCTTCTATCTGCTTCCACAGCTTCCATGAGTTCAGATATTACAAGACAAAGAGAATGTTCATTACTCAATTCCTGATCGTGAAACCCGTGCCCGCAGGCAGTTCTATATGCTTTGTCTCTTAATTCATTTAAATTCATTTTACTCATCCTTGTAATACTTAAATATATCTATCCAATTCCTTTTCTAATAATTCTCCATCTATCTCAGGAAACAGTCTCAGAACTAAATCCAAAGATTTGCAATAATTGTTACTGTATTCTTCAGTATCCATTAATCGAAGTACCATAGAACAAAAGATACTTTTTGTGTCTTTTAATTCGCCTTTCATCAGCAATTTTGATAGTTCGATAATTTGACTAGTAGGATTATGAAAACTTCCGTTTATATATTGAAAAATTACTCTTCCTTCAAATTGGCATATTTCACAATCTAGTTCAAAATCAATGTACTCTATTTTACCATCTATGAATTCACAATAAACACATTCACTATTAGAAGCAAATAAAATTGCAAAATCATAGATATCATCACTATTACCTACAATTATTGAAGTAGATTCAAGAGTTTCCGAAACACCATTATTCCACTTTGCATCTTCAATAAGTTCCCTCACATATTCTTGAACTCTTGTGATATTCTGCTCTATTAAATCTTTTTTACTCATAATTTCAAAATCAATTAAGTTCGATTATTTTTTTGCAATATTCTCCCAAAAAGCAGCACCTTCAGGAGTATTATAAAAAGGGAATGAAATAGCTAGAAACCGATGAAAGCTACAATCAACATGTAACAAATTGTTCACCCGCTCTTCATTTGTCATTGAGAAGTCAGGGCACTCAATATTAAATGCCTCATTTGCTCTTTCTGTATTATATTTCCATTGATTGAAAATACCTAGCCTTTCTAATTTTTCTATATTCTCATCCCTCTTCATATTGATTGACTTTTAGTGCTTTACATCTATAAAGGTAATCGTTATTGACAAGTTTAGCAAACAGAAACTTCGCCATTTTAATCAGTTTTTTTTCTTCAATAATTCACGTCTAAATCTTTCCTCTAAATCAAAAATGGTTTCTCCACTATTACGCCGATAGGGCCTATCAGTATTTAACTGAAGTTCTTTCAGCTTTTTCCAATACCATGGAAGGTACAAATATATATTCTTCAACTCCTTCAAGTTCTTATTTCCACAACACCAGCAACTCACACGATCAAGTAGTTCATATAGCCTTACTCCATCCTCATGCCAAACAAATCCTTTTGTGTAACAATACTGGAGCGCATCTGCTTCAGTAATGCCCCAATCACGAAGTGGTAAAACCCGATTAGGCCGATTTTCCTTTTCAAAGCGATGGGTCTCATCGGCAGCAATACCGACATAATCAATTCCGTCTTTTGTGTGAGCTTTCAATGCACGAAGTTTTTCACTCGTTCCCCACCGACATGTTCCCCCACACCAACTATATCCTTTTTTATGGATAATATTGGTCCCTCTTTTCTTAACCGGTCTCTCAAACATTGTCCAAAGAAAAGGTTGCTCCGGATGCAGTTCTGTATATTTAATGCCAAGTTTTTTAAGAATTGGAAGAACAGCATCACGAGTGTTATAGATTGCCTGAAATTCCATACCTGTATCATAGAAAACGACTTCATCCAACTGATATCCTTTTTCTATTAGCATGAAAAGCATTGCTAAGGAATCCTTTCCAAAACTGACTGAAGCATAATATTTCATACAAAAAATTTAATAGACAAGTTCCTTTTTCTTCTTTGCCCTCTGATTATTAATCTGTGACATACACATACGGCACCAGGAAGTCAACAAATGATATTCCTTACCTTTTCTCACCACTATACGATTGTAGAACCGGTTCAAGTAGAAGTAATTTCCGCAATGGGTACATCTTTTCATTTCACGTCCTGAATCATCTATAATCCGATTACGCGGCTTACGATGAATTAGAGTACAACTTTTACACTTCTCATCAGTTTCGCGGTGCCGCCGGCAATGTGATAAGGATTTTGCTCCACATTTAGCAAACACCTTACAATCTCTACGAGGTATTGATTGATACACATTCATAGCTTCCTTGCATTCAAGAATTTATTTACTACACGAGAAAGTACATCCTCATTCTCCGGCATCAGCCATTCTTTGGCAACGTTCCAAGCAATACTCATAGTCGGATTGAAGTTATCCTTCCTGACTGTGTGATGAGACAAACGTCCTTCAGTGGGTTTCAAACCCTTATCGTGTAAGATACACAGTCCATTCTCGAAAAAAGCACAATACTCCTTGCCGGCAACGGGCTGAATCATCGGAATAGCAATATTAATAACCCCTAAGAATATGCCAGCAGCCCAGTTCGTCAGTGCTAACCTGTCGGCATAACCAGCATCAATTATTCGTTCAATATCATCAGGAGTACCTAAATATGGCGTATGACATTGTTGTTTACAAACACTGCATGAGCATTGTACAGGTACACGCCCTGAAGCCCTCATTACCCTTTGTAATGAGGTTTCTTTTGATAATTCTCTCATAGTAAATTATTTGATACTACAGATTATCAAACATCGCCCCACAGCTTTACTGCAAGGTCATAATTCTTTTGAGCTTCGTTTACATCTTTCTTGGCATAAGTTAAAGTGTAAGAGTGCATACGTGGATACTTCCCAGATTTGACACCTTCATGATACTCCTTTGCGACTTCTAATTTATGCTCATAGAAATCTATGCTTTCAGGCATTGACAAATTTATGGTATTAGCTCTCTTATCCCAATATTCTGCTTTACTTTCGTGTTCTGCTGCTTTTTCGTCAAACTGAACACTTTTACCCATATTGTTCCAAGCATCGTCTATCGCTTTCCTATGTCGCTTTTCGCTATGATGTCCTACTTTTATAGGTTCACCAAGGGAAAAAAAATCTTTATCTTTGTTGGACTTATTATAGTATTCATTACTTCTCTGTACAGCAGATGCAGCCCACTCCCTGCGACGTTCTGCTCGTCGCTTCGCCCATTCTTGAGCATTAAAGCCGTCAGCTCTAACAATGGAGTAATAGTAAAATCCATCTTTCTCGAAGATTAGATTAAATACTATACTTTCGTTCTCCTTACCGTACTTGGTGGTAACTTCAATAGTTTCACCTTTTTCGTGCTTCTCATCACACTTTGCCAAAAATACATTTGGCGCAAATTTGTAATACGTATTCATTTTCTTTGAATTAAATTGGTTTGACTTATATGAGAAATGTGAAACCACAGCTACTTGGCCGTGGTTTCATCATTAAATAACTTTGGTTGACTGGGTTGAACCAAATCATCGAATAAACCAGGAACACGAGGCTGTAACGCCTTATATTCCTCCTGAAAGAATTCTTCTTTGGTTCTCCCATGTTTTTTACCCTTTCGTGTATGTACATCGAAAGTGTAATCTGGAATAGGAATAG